CCTGGCGATACTTATGTATACAATTTAAATGTAATCGCCGTCTATAAAAATGGTGCAGCATCTTCTACGGGTGTAGTAAGTGGACGAACAGTTCCATAATTACGGTTGTAGTAATGTTGAAAAACAAGAGAATTCCATAACATCTAGTACGTTTAAAAGAGTATATGCCATAAACTCGAATTTACTGAGTAGATCCAATGCTGCTGTTTTTCTAGTCTCTAGGTCATTCTTGGAACAGTGAAAAAGAAAGAAATCAAAGACAAACCTAGGTTGTTTAATAAAAACACTAGATTCTACTTGTATCTTATCCTCATCTAATTGATAATATTTGTCACGTAAAGTCGCTAGGATTTGCAAGAGGTTCTCATATCGTATCGTATTTTCTTTACAAATAGGCACAATTCCCGATATTTGTTTCTCTTTCGTTTCATCGTAGTCGTAGTCGTTAATGATTGTGGTTAGCCATTCTAGTTCAGTGCAAATATCCGTCGTAATTTGTTTGTATCCGAGATTCACTAATTCTGCATAAGAATTGGTCTGTTTAATAAAATCATCTAAGGTAGGTGTTGGTAAAGCTCGAACTTTATCATAGATCGAAAACTGGGTTAGGTACTGTTCTTGAGAAAACGCTATTTCTAGTTCTACTGTTTTTCTCAAATACTCGGGCAAAATAACATCCGTATAGATACCGCCACGTACATGGTCTATACCAAAATATTCCATGTATGTTTTTGTTATAGCGTTTAATGTATGTTTAGATAGACCTGTTTTATCTACAGGAATCGTTTCATAGATCTTTATGGGAGGGTGCAGCATTACAAATTCATAGAATGTCTGGCATTGGTACATAACTGTGCTTTTGTTCGTATCTTCAGACAAATGTAAAAACCAGCAGTCATGCTCTAGCTGTAAGACAAAAAGTTGCAACATTATAAAATATAGATAGAATGATTCTATATATATTTTTTTGTATTCATTTTATTTTATTGTTGTAAGGATGTAAGGATGTAAGGATGCACAAGTTGGATTGTTACTTAATTACTTAGGTGGCATGTTGTTAGTGAATGTAGGATTCAAACAGGCTTTCTGGTCAGGATAGACTTGTCCAGATAAACATTTATCAGCATCACTAATTCCAATGCATCCTCTGCGACCTTCGTATTCACCTACAAGACACCACTGGGTTTTTGTAGCCGTAATTGGATTTTGAATAGGGTTTGCACTTGTATCGGGTTTAGGATCATTGGGACGATTTGGTGAGGTATTAATCGAAATATCTAGCCTGGTCGGTGGAGCAGTTGCTAATGGTGCGGTAGGTGTCGGGGTCGTGGATGCCAACTGTAATGGACCAATCTTCACTGGTTGTGTATTGTTTTGAAATAGATTACCAATAGAATGAAGAGTTCCACCAGCAATATCTATGGTTGTCTTAGCAGTATCCGTAATAACATCTGTCGAGGTGTTTATCACTGTTCCAGTTGCACTGCCAAACAGAGAGAAGAGTTGATTAAAAAAGGGAGTAAACACATTGACTATGTATTGCAGAAAATTACCACCGACAATGATTAAGTTTATTCCTAAAAATGATAATACCAACAAACAGACTAACAGGATAATAATAATGTTTTTATTACTAAATGTAGATGTTGTATTATTGGTTGAACCTTGGGGGGCATTATATCCATTATCCATGTTTACTATACTATATAATTGATATTATAAACTTACCTATATAGAAATAAATTCGGGTTATTAGTATTAGGATTCTTTATCGTATTTCTTGATACTATGTCTGAAGAAGATGACTGCTATTATGTGTCGAGTCGCGGTATTCTAAAAAAATCATCAGACCTAAGGAGCAATACACCAGTGTCTAGTATTCCTCAGCTCATCAATTATTGCTGTATCTCAGAACAAAAAGAAAGTACGACGATCTATATTTGCACGTCCGCTATGCGTGATTTCATGAATAATTTATCCACAATACGGTACAAGTTTATTCTGATAACGGGTGACTCTGATTTAAGTGTCCCATTTGACTTGTTTAGCAGTAGTATTGAGTTTAACCATTTTATAGAATCTGAGAAAGTGTTGCACTGGTATGCCCAGAATTGTGTGATAGATCATCCCAAACTGACGCGGATTCCTATAGGTTTAGACTATCATACCTTAGCTGCATCGGATTACAAATGGGGTCCTATGCAAACACCTAGACGTCAAGAGGTGAGCTTAGTAAAAATAAAAAATAAGTCACAGCCTTTTTGGGAGAGAAACCCCACATGTTACAGTAACTTCCATTTTCATTTTTATAAGTTTGGACAAGATCGAAAAGATGCTATGAGAAAGATACCTAAAGATCTCATCTTTTACGAGGAGACCGAAGTCCCTAGATTAGATTCATGGGAAAAACAATCCCAATATTGTTTCGTAGTTTCTCCGCATGGAAATGGGCTAGATTGCCATCGTACATGGGAGGCATTAGTGTTAGGATGTATTGTGATCGTAAAAACATCAAAGTTAGATCCACTTTATGAAGGTCTACCTGTACTGATTGTGAATGATTGGTCAGATATTACGAAGACACTGTTGGAAAAGACACAGGATAGTTTTAAAACGAAGACATTTGAGTATGAGCGTCTTACTCTAGAGTATTGGTCGAATAAGATACGAACTGAGTACAATGGTACAAGTACTGGTAAAGATTAGGCGGCTTATGTTCGTTTGAATAAAGTTTATAATATATAGAAGTACTATAAATGGGCTTTTTTAATTTTATCGAGACGTTTTTCTTCTTAAGTTTAGGCATTACTTTTGTATTGATTTTGTTGCTTGTTTATCACTTTAAACAGAGATTAACTACTTTAGAGACAAAGTGTGATACGGTTTCTGAGATCATAAGTAATTTAGTAAAAGAGTTAACCTCAATAAAACAGATGCAGATGAACCAGTTTAACATGATGAACATGGGAATGGTGGCTAGTCGCGAGATAAATAGTTTTATTCCTACTTTTCATAATTCTGAAGTAAATGGTAAGATTAAAGTTGCTGATGAGGATTTCGAGGAGGAGGATGAGGAGGATGAAGAGGAAGAGGATGATGAGGATGAGGATGAAGGTAACGATGAGGATGAGGACGATGAGGAGGATGAGGATGAAGGTAATGAAGTAGAAGACAATCAATCTACTATCAAAGTGATTAATGTAGAAATCAGCGATACAATTGAATCTGAGATTATTGAAACCGAAATCGATCCAGAGACAGTAGACATCGATGAATCAACCCTTCCTGAACTAAATTCAGTAGAATTAGTAGAGGAAGAGGAGACACTACATGTTGAGAAACTGGAGGGCGTGGTCGAAACAACAACTTTAGTAGAATCAGAAGTGATTGACAATGCGAAAGATATATACAATAAGATGAGCATACAAGAACTAAGACAGCTCGTGATTACAAAGGGATTGTCTAGTGATCCCAGTAAGAAAAGAAAGCCCGAATTATTGAAACTTTTAGAGACATTGAAAGAGTAAAAGATTAGACTAACGCAAGATAAAGTACAGTAGATGTCAAAGTGTACATGACTACTAAAGGAAATAATATATAAATCATGTATATATATTATTATGTTTTTTGATTATCAACCTCAAACCATAGAATCCGCCTATCCTACTATTAAAGAAACAATCCCTAGTTCTGCTCTAGGATATGCAGCAAATAATAAATATCCGGGATTCCCTCCTCTCATGATGGATGGAAGATCCATCACGAATACTTGGCAACCCGAGTCCATTATTAATGATGATTTGATCCAGAGCAACAACATCCGATCTAACTGGGAATATCGTAAGTATTTAACGAACAATTCACAAGACATTATGAAATATAATTTTCTAGAATCATCGAATGACGTAGGATATTACAAACGCTCTATTGATTTACCAAATATGCAGTCGAATCGCGTATCTAATATGAATGGTCTTCCTTATGGTTTCACATCTGTCCTAGATCAGACCAAGCCTTTTGGATATCAGACCAGTGATTTGAAAGAGTTGTACTTATCTAGAGAGCAGTTAGAGTCACGTAAGATTTCGCCCGTGATTACTCAAGCCGATCTGCTCAATAGGGTTGGCAACAAGTAGTGGTTTAGCGTAAAAAATTGATCGAAAGTTATCGATAAATTACGTGCGTAAAACGTAAAAGACAATGATGCACACTGACTTAGAAGAAGGCGAACAAAAGAAAAAGGGGTCAGGATGTTCCGCAAGTGGAAATGCCTATGAGCAACGGGTTCATGCTATCACTACACAGTGTGTCTATAACAGTGAAAGCGAACATGCTGGAAAACGCTTCAACACTCAAGAAGCATTAGAACTAGCTGGATCTAGCTCTAGAAATGACGTGGAGTGTAATTGTCAAGGTGAGAAGGATGTGGGGCTTGAGCTAAAGACAAAAACAGTTGATTGTATGCAGTGTGTCCTGAAGTGGGATCGCGAATTGGGGAGATGGGTAGGGAGTCCAAACAACAAAATACCCGAACTGTCAAAAGAAATATTTATCGAAGCGGTGTCTAAGATGACACTATTTAACGGGAACGTACCCCCTTTTATGTTGAGGGATATGGAATATGATGAATGGCTAAAGATAAAACGAGAAACGACGGATTTCAATGATGTCTATGTCGATTGCCCGAGCGATACCATAAAGAGGCTGTACTCGGCAAAGGGTTGCTCTTACATGCAGATTTTGAACAAGGGGCTGTATCATCTAGGAAACGATGTCTGCGGGTTTCAAGTTCCTGAATTCTTGTGCGAACAACAGTTCAGGATTCGAATTAAAGTACACAGCAGGAAAAATAACAAGGGGGTCTGCAAACTATCAGTTACGATGTCGTGCCAACCAAAAAATATCAAGGATCTTGCGAAGAGTGAGTTTAGCTTAGACGATCCGAAGACGTTGCCAAGAAACTTGGACTATAGTGGTTCGTCTTCGAGTTCGAGTTCGAGTTCGAGTAAATAGATACATTGCTTAGACCTAGAGGTTTTACTGTAAATACATACATTTTTTATTACTATTATTTTGAAATAATAATAATTTCCGATGATTTTTTTGTTGTATTCATGCCATAGCTCCAGTTTACCTCGAGAATCGTGTAATCTTTGTACATATTTTTAATATGGTCACAATTGTTATACGTCAAGATCCATTGGTTCTTTGTTCGTAAGAGATCAAATAATTTTTGATGATCGAAGGATTCGTGCATGTCGCCATTGTTTCCATATAACTTTGACTTTTTTTCTAAGTAATATGGCGGATCTAAGAACATAAGAGTTTTGTTAGTGGCTTGCTCACAAATAAAATCATAAAAGTCGCGATTGTGTATGTTTATTCTATCGAAATCTAATTGTTCTATCCTTTTTATAGAAGAGGGTGTGAATCGTTTACGACTTGCTTCTTCTGAGAATCCACCGGATAAGGTCGACCCGCTAAATGAACATCTATTTATTACAAAATACTGTATTGATTGTTGTAATATATTATCGTTCAATCCCATAATTGTGTTTCTACATTCTGTAAATTCTTCCTTTGATACAGATGTAATTTTTCGTAGGGATTCACATAGGCTTGTTTTATCTAGTTTTACCTGTTTCCAAAAATGATACAAGGGTGTAAATTTATCGTTTACAATTAGGTGTACACCGTATTTGTTTTGTAAATAGAACTCGAAGGATCCTCCACCAAAGAAAGGTGACACAATAGTATCGAATGTTGTCATATCGAAGTGTTCCAATAATATCTTGTCGATCACTTTACATGCTCTAGTTTTCCCCCCAGGATACCTTAGTGGGGATACGTTAACGGTGTTTTCGGATTGCATAGTTATTGTAGTTATTATAGTATGTAATAGTTTATTTATTTGAATCAATTTTTTACTAGAACCTTCATTTTTCTTTTTGTAAAACCCTTCATTTTTCTTTAGAGATTGTGCCAGAAAATGTCATAAAAAATTGAAAACTTTTTAGCCGGCTTAGAGATCGATAAGTCAATACGACAAAAGAGATATTTTCAAAAGTGTAACCATGTCAGCATCTACGAGTACGAGTACTGAAGCCGCGTTCAACGAACTTGCCCGTGAGTTCTTCAAGCAGAACTATGAAGCCAAGGAGGAGTTCTGCCAGTGGCTTCTAAAGAAGGACGAGCAAGATTGCAAGATGGACGTGCAAGAACAAGAGTATGTTGCAAGTGCAGCAGGAGGCGCAGCGTACGGACTCGGTCGCCATGTTCGGTTCAACGATGACGGAGAAATGGATATCGTAAACAAAGAGGAAGAGGAAGAGGAAGAGGAATTCGTTGACGAAGACATCGACCAGAACTACATCGTGCATGCCATGCAGCAGAACGAAAAGCTCAAGGATTTCACCGCCGCGCAGCTACACTACATCAAGGAGCACCCTGATGGTGTCAATGATTTTGTTAGTCGCTTGAACATCTCTCAGCACCTGATGATCCGTGTCAGGAACAAGATCTGGCGAATGAACAACCCGGAGAGAATGCGAGTCTACGCTGCGAATTCTGCCCTTCGCCGTGCCCAGAACATCGCGGAGAACGATGACTAAAGTGAGAAAGCAAAAGCAAAAGCAAAGCAAAACATAAAAATAGTAAAAGTAGTGTAATTAGTTAGAATTTCGTAGGTTTTATCCATTGTAAGATTAATAGTCGTAACTATTTTTCATGAATATCATTAGTTTTGATGTAGGAATTAAGAATATGGCATACTGTATATTTGATGTTTCAAATGGTGAACTGTCTATTGTCAGTTGGAATGTACTAAATCTCCTTGAAGCAGAACCCCTGACAGAAGTATGTAATCAAAGTAGCCCGGGAAAGAAGAAAGCGGACCCTTCAAAACCATGCTGTAAGATCGCAAAATACAGAAAACACGACCAATGTTTTTGTGAGAAACATGCGAAGACATCTAGTTTCTTGATTCCTATGAAAAAACATAGCGAAACTGCCATTAAAAAACTAAAATTAGAAGAGGTAGTGAAACTAGGTCAAGGTCTTTTGCTCTCTTTAGACAAAGCCAATGAGCCTAGATTGAAGAAAGATTGGGTAACTCTTATATGCCAGTTTTATGAGAAACAGTGCTTGGAACCGATAGTGAAAAAAAAGACGAAGAATGCTGCCGAATTAGATTTGATTACTGTTGGAAAGAATATGAAAGAGATGTTGAATCAGGTAGATGGAATTGAGAAAGTGACACATGTTCTGATAGAAAATCAGATCTCTCCTATCGCAAATCGAATGAAAACGGTTCAGGGGATGTTAGCCCAGTATTTTATTATGAAAAATTCGGATACTGTAATCGAGTTTTGTTCCTCTGCTAATAAACTTTCTCAGTTTACTAAGAAAGAAAGCATTGTGAGAAAGGATATTGACAAAAAATTAGAAAATACTTTAGTAAGAGAGAAAGAAGAGAAAGAAAAAGACTTTAATCCAGAGTATAAACAACACAAGAAAGATGGTATTTTTTATTGTCGTAGATTGTTAGAAACGAATCCTTGCTTTGTACCTTATAAGAATTATTTGGACTCTGAGAAAACAAAACAACCAACAAGTAACAACAATCATTCATCTTTAACACAAGAGAAGAGGAGGGGGGTTCGGGGGGAACCTAAGGTTCCCCTGAAAATGGATGATTTAGCGGATTGTTTTTTACAAGGATTGTGGTATATAAAGAACAAAAATATAATAACATATGCGGATGATTTAAAAATAATATTTGTATGATTAACATAAGACAATGGAAATTATTGATTTAGGATTAAGTGATTTGGAACCAGTAACATTGAACTTTGATGAACCTAAACCTAGTGTGAATTTTGGATCTGGTATTGAGCTTCTTATGAATGATAAAAAACGCTCTTCGAACAATATCAACCTGGATTTAGGAGAATTAGATACTTTGGAGAGTGAACTCAATGAGATTTCCGGCAATGGCAGTGGGTCTAGTTCTAGTAGTTTCTCAAACAATGATACGAAATCTTTGAGTGGATTCGCCTCTAATTTCTTCGGCTTTGGTAATCCGGCTCCTGCAGCCGAATCGAAGAGGGTATCTATTGATACGGAGGCGAATGATTCGAACTTGGGAAATGCCACTAGAGAAAGTGTAGGCAATACTAAGACATGGGACGGATTTAGTAAGATGAATGAGATTCCGATTTCGTCTAGCACATCCAATACTAAGATGACGGATCGTGAGCGTAGACGTAAGATGAGAATGATGATCAAGAAATTAGAGGAGTGGTATGCCAAGGGACTCACGAAGCACAACTCCCATTTTGATATGGATTCTTCTTATGAGGAGGTGGAGGATGAGTATGAGAGTGCGATGGAGGATAAGCGTAAAAAGGATAGTATTAAGTTGCAGGGATGGTGGTTTATGACATTTATCAATTCCATGGAGTATGCAAATGCGGCATTCAATCCTTTTGACTTGAATTTGGATGGATGGGGTGAGCAAGTGAGTGAGGATATTGATAGTTATGAGGAGATTTTCGCTGAGCTCCATGATAAGTACAAAGGTGGTAAATTGGCACCAGAGATTTCGCTCTTACTACGCGTGGGATTTAGTGCAGCCGTTTTGAACTTTTCTAATAAGGCATTGTCGAGTGCTACGCCTGCTTTTAATGATGTGATTAAACAGAGTCCGGAATTGATGAAGATGTTTACGAATGCTACTGTGAGTAGTATGAGCCAGGCATCACCTGGATTTGCCATGGCGAATAACTTGATGCAGGAGCAGAACAATCGACCTAGAGGAATGCCGCCACCCGCACCCGTGGAAACGAAGAATATGCCAGCACCACCCAGACCTGGGATGGTATTTACAGAGACGGCTAGTAACCGACCCGATTTAGCGGCTGGTCGGGGGGTGATGTTTAGAGAACAAGGGCAGGAGGTGAACAGCGGGTTTGATCGCCTAGATTCTGCGAGAGCAGTGCAGTCATTTAGCCAACCGCCACAACCACCATCCTTTTCACAGCCATCCTTTTCCCAAGGACCATCTCAACAACAACCTAGACCGGAGATGAGAGGACCCCAAAGTACGGATATTGATAATATATTGTCTGGATTAAAAACGCGAAATATTAATATTCAGGAGCAACCAGTCGTGGAGACAGTTACAGAGGATGATTCCATGATTTCGATCAGTTCTTTAGGAAATATGAACGGAACTAGTATGCCGAAGCGATCTAGAAGAAAGAATAGTTCTGGAAAAAACACCATTTCCTTAGACATTTAACTATTTAACTATTTAGAGGGTGAGGAAGAGGTAAATAATCTATACTATTAGTATAGATTATTTAATAAATTATGGCACAATTAGAGCAAGCTATAGTATCTACAGTAGAATCTACCCATGGACATTATAATTTTGATACTACTCAAGAAAAATTATTAAAAAATTATGTTCCTGAACCTAGAACAGTATTATCTATTGAAGAAAGAGCAGGAGCAGAAGCAGCAGCTGCAGAAGCAGCAGCAGCAGGAGCAGCTACAGAGGAAGCAATATTGATTGAATTAGAAAAACCTTTCGTTATGCAGTTCTCACCCCATTGTTTTGGTGTAGTTCAACAAGTTCCTGATAACTTTCATATGTTTCAACTACATGCTGCTCCTAAATATGCTATAAATAATCTTCCTGAGTACCAGCTTAGAGTAGCAGTAAAGTTTATGAATACTATAATTAAACCTCTTATAGAAAATTATGAAAAAATGGTTAATATGAGTATTAATGCATTAAATCAAGTTGAAAAAAGTACAGCAGCAGCTGCAGCAGAAGCAGCAGCAAAAGCAGTAGAAGCAGCTATTGGAAATGAAGAAAAACTATTAAATATTGATGCAGCTGCTATTTCAGAAGCAGAGGTAACTTTTATAGCAAATTTAGCTGAATATTTAACTGGTCAAGGTAAGGATCCTTCTACTGTTTCAACTATTACTGAACCTGCATTAAAAGTTTTTCGCAACCATATTAGTAATAATTATGATGGAATCAACGATGCTGAGGGTAACAACGTTATTAGTCTTATTCATGCTGCTCTTGCCTCTGTTAAACGTAGTATTAATCCTGATCATGTACCTGATCTTGATCGTGATCTTGATCGTCTTATTGTTACTGCTATTGCTGCTGCTGCTGCTGCTGCTGCTGCTGCTGAAACTGATATGGATAATTTTGATGATGATGCTGATGCAGCCGATGCTGTTGCTGATGCAGCTACTACTACTTCTACTATTGCTACTGTTGCTGAAGACATTGCTTCTTCAGAGGTAACTCTTAACAAGGCTACTGATGCCGCTGCTGCTGCTACTGCGGCTACTATGGCTACTGATGCAGCTGGTGTTAATAAAGATCTTGTTACTGCAGTTGCAGGAACTGTTAGAACTAGAACACGTGTACAAGAATTGGAACGTTCAAGATATATTAATAGCGGTGCAAATGCACTCTACGACGCACATATAGATGCAGCACCTTCAGCAGGAGTACCACCTGCTGCTGCCGCTAGTCAGGCTACTCGTGCTAAAACATATTATTTATCTATCTTACAAATTGTTCCTAGACCAGAAAATACGCCAAGATTTTTAAGAAAAATTTCTCGTATGGTACAACGTTTTTTTCGCAGATTTGATCCACAACCCAGGCTAGTACTAAAAGCAATAAGCAATGGTGATAAAACATATACTGCTGATTACAAATTCTATTGTCAAGAACAATTTAATCTGGACAGACATCGTATCCTATATTACCCTCCAAAGTCAATATACCCAGTGAAACACCACTCAAGATCTGATGAAGAATATTCTGGAGCTAGAGATCCAGGTGTTGAAGATACGGTTACCGGAGATTTTGGATATCCAGAAAGTAATGATTGGACAATATTAGCTATAAATTACTCTTTAAACGCGTGGTTAAACGCTATTCGTCGTACTGCTACTGCTACTGCAGCTGCCGCTACTGCTACTGCTACTGCTA